GACCCGCTACCACAGACTGCTGACCAAATGAGTAGCCCGTTCCTCGTACAGCATCAGCATTCGAGAGTTTGTATGGGCCTCCAACCGTATCAAGCAGATTCGGCGTGGATGATGACCCAGGTGCAACATTTGGATCGTTCATAGGAGATTGACCTCCATTGCAAACAAAAAAGCCAACGGCTTGTGGCTCGTTGGCTCGTGATTGGTTTAAGTATATCTGATCAGTTCACTCTAATCAAATTGGTCAGACTTTTTTAGCCCTTGCATCTGGGAAAAGTATTCTAATCTTTCTTCTGTCATACCCTTCTTGCCACCATACTTGTCTAAGTATTCTTTCATTAGTATCGCCTGCTCTTTCTTTCCGATTAAGTAGGGTGTTATCGCATCAAGCAATATAACTAATGATTGATGGTTTTTTACCAAGATTCTTTTTATCGGTCTCGTATGTGAGTTTCTTGAATTATGGAAACCATATGTTGTTATTCCTAATTCTTCCAGAATACTTCGACATTCCATCATGAGTACGTAAGAAGAGTTTACAATTGTGATATATGGCGTTGGCGTAATTGTTATATTTCCTGAACGATGTTTAACCGTTTTACGGAATATTCCAATACATCCTTCACCGTCTATCACTCCAGCCAACCAAGCTAACTTTGTTTCTTGCATGTAGCACAATCAACCTTTCACAATAATTTGCGTGTAGGCTAATTATACTACATGCACACTAACCACTTCAATGTCGCGTGCACTTAATACTAGTTTTGCTTATGCTGTCACAATTCCCGTTAATATACCCTGCCCGCCAAGGTACTGACATATGCACGTCTCACTCGAATAAACGCCATACATCCATTGAGTCGGATGTGACTGATCTGGTGGATATTCCAGTGCCCACATCTCCCTATTCGTTGATACCCGTAATGGAGGTTTATCTATTTCTGCAACCTGGAAGGGCAAAGTGAGAGATACGGCAATGATGGTTCCTTGCATCAGGTAAGGTACCATAATAATATCCATTAACCTTCCAGTCGTCTGATTGATCCACTTCGTCGCACGACCACCGCCAACCAAATCAGACTGCGCAGGGCCTGTTGGCTGCACATTCACACGGTAGTTGGTTGATTGCGTGATGATGTTGCTGAGGGCTTTGTGATCTTTCACACTCACAAGCAAACATTCAGGATTGGCACGAGAGTTGAGATACATTGCCTCAAGCCAGGTATCGATATCAGTCTTGGCCAGTGCACCGCCTGTATCAGCCACACGTTTAACTGCCGCCGTCTCACCACCAACACCTGCAGTACTCAGAGTACCAGTGTTGTTGTAGATGAGCGATTGAATACCGTCAAACATCAGGGGCTGATTGGCAGGAGTACCACCGCCGCCACTGGTAAATGCGATCGCTGTGTTACCAGCACTGACTACCGTGCTATAGGCTGTACCAGAGCCTGTGCTGCTCGTCATAGTAACGGAGAAGTAACCCGATGCATAGCCGCCGGGATCATTCAAGGCTGAAGCACCACCAAAGTTTGAGGAGGCCGATTGCTTCCACATGGCCGTATTGGCAGGCTGTGTAGAGCCAGTGCCAACGTACACGTTGTAGCTCGTAGCGTTGGGCACGCGCATGATATTGAAGGAAATCGTGCTCGTGCTACCAGTCGTAACTTGTGTAAGTGCAGTCGGAGTGGAACCGCCAAATGCCAACGTTTCGCCTTGCGCATTCACGGCTGTTACAATAATCCAGTACGTTGCAGCAGAAAGCGTGCCACCCGTGGTTGTAGTGGACGCGCCAACAGCAGGAGGAGGAGCCCAGAGATTCTGCGCACCATTTAGGTATGCCACTTCCTGACCGAGCATCAATGATGGTGCCAACTTCGAGGCAACTTTTGCGCGAACATCAGGCTCAAACATACGCCCGTAGAGTTCGCTTTCCATTGTCACGACATCACTGAAAGCCAATTGCCGCAACACATTGGATTTATTGACCCAGGTGTAACTGGCCTTCTGCGGCGCGGTTTGCTGTGCCAGGATGAACGAGCCGAGAGTTGGACCACTTCCACCAAACACATCTGTAATAGCACGCCAGTTCTCAACATCGATGCCCACGCTTGGCGTACGTGGAAGCATGTTTCTGAACGGGGTATCGAACGGGACAACAAACTTGGCAAGCGGCTCAAGGTAGTAGCCAGTCCAGTCCGCGTTATTGCCAATATACTGCTGATCGCGGTTCTGACTACCTTGCTGGATCGCGTTAATTGTTTCTTCGTTGAGATGTTGATGAACGAACTGCTTGGGCATGTTCATTCGGCGCATCTCTTGCACAAAGCGATCTGAGAACTCGGCTCCGTCCTCATAGGCGATACCGTGACGAGCACGCGCCATAATGAGAGCCTGGTTTTTGAGGATGTCACCTTCGGTATACAGTCCTTCATCGATGACACCCACTGCTACGCGGGAATCGCCGATGCTTTTTTGTGCACTTTGGGGCAACTGTTCCTTGATGGATGTATCAGTTACTGCCATTATTTTTATCTCCGGCGTTGCGCTGCAAGAGCTGCAGCCATCGCATCTACTTGTTTGTCAGGAGTATCCAACTGGCCACGCTTGGAAAGTTCAGCCATCGCCTGGTAAACAGCGCCATAAGTGAGGGCTTCATCATTGCGTGGTAGTGGATCAGTAGCCAACTGCTTTTCAATTGGCGGACGAGGCATCACACTCGCATTCAAAACCGGGCCACCAGGCATCGGCTGTTCCGCAATTTTGTCAACTTGACCTTTTACCGCTGACAATTCAGCGCGTACTTCGTCTAAGCTTGATTTGGTTGGGATCTCAGCAATGCGAGCCTCAAATGTCTCGAACGCCCTGGTGATTGAAGATGTAATAAGTTGGTCGATATTGGTCGGAGCGGCGTTGACATTACTGCGTGCTAATGTGCCTGCAATGCTCTGTAGTCGTGAATAAACGGGCTGTAATGAGCGCTCAATAAGAGAAGTAACAACCCGCTCCATGTCCTTCTCTTGGCCGTTGTAGAGTGATTGCCAGTCGTTGTCTGGATCGTCATAGCCACCAAGATCAACATCACCATCATTGTCAGGATCGATGATCTTCATGGCGGCTGCACACTGCGGGCAATCGTCTTTGCAGTTTTTCATCTGCGCCACAGCTGCGTGCAATGTATGTGCTATGGCTTTATGGTTCGCATCCTGTGTGCCTTTACCAACACGTGCTCCTGCTCTTTCCAAGGATCGGGAAGCTTCTGGCTCGTCTTCTGTCGTATCCAGCACATCGGTAGCAAATCCGTCAGCACGTACAATGGTGACATCGCAACCAGGACAGGCCGGGTTATCGACTAACGACAACTCAGCAACGGTATATCTTGGCAGGTAAGGGTATTCTTTGCCCTGGTACTCTTTTTTTGGCCAGCGGCGTGGATCGTTGCCAAACTCAGGATCAGGGATAATCGATGCAGAGTAGCCAGTGAGTACGTTGTCCTCAACTTTGAGCCAGGTGTCCTGCGCACCACGCGAGACGCGAGATCCGACATAAATAGCGCGTTCTTCAGGATCGGGCGTGATGTCAACAGCCTTGCCAACAGCTTTCTTTGGATCGTGCTGCTCGCGGATATTGCCACGCCATTTGGTCCAGGCTTCAGGATAATAGCCGAAGATCGTGCCGTATGAGTCTGGCACTTCAGCGGTAGCCTGCCCCCAAACTTCGCGCTTGGTGGCATCGATACGCACCAATGGCAAGCTCATCACATGGCGATCAGTGGTCTGGATGGCGGTAGCAGGTTCGTGTGAATGGTTATGTGAGTGGGCTCGTTCCTGCGTAGCTTCTTCGTGGCTGTGTTTGTGGTCTGCATCATTGTCGTGGCTGTGCTCGTGCTCATGGTTCTCATCGTCGCCTTGACCGCCAAAAGCCGGGTGAGCATGTGAGTGTGTACCACTAAATGCATCGTGACTACCATCAGCGCGAATGAGTACGCCAGTGGTTACACGCTCTTTGGAGTCTCCATCATCAGACTCCTCTTTCCATGTATCTGGCAATGGATACCCCTTTCTCTTAGCAATCGCTTTTAGACGCTTTTTGATCGATGCCTGCTTATCTTCAGGGGCACGCCCAAGCAATTTCACTGCTGCATTGAAATGCGCCAAATCGTGCGCAGGATACTTTTGTTCTTCTGGCCAGCCAAAATCACTATCAGGCATGGCATCACGTTCTGCTTGGGAAACATAGCGAGGAATGCCGAATTCTTCAGCGCCCTCAAGCCAAACGTCTATGAGCGCATCTTTTACCGTCATGTATTGCACTCCTGCGCCTGCGTGGCGCTCCAACAAAATTGCAATAAAAAAAGCCCCCGAGCTTGTGGCTCGGGGGCACGTGTGTGCTTCTCTTTCGAGAGAAATATTAGTTACTTAGTCCTAACTAGGGTTATCATTTGTCTGAAGTATAGCATAACATAACAAGCGGTGCTAGTGTGTTCTCTCCATTGGGAAATATACACTTCTATGTGTTGGCATATTCAGGCATCTCACATAGTACCAATGTTTACGTCCACTTAGATCTACTTTAAGTAATTGCTGTGTATAGCCAGCATTCATGTAGATCTTTCCCCAGTGTCTACGCAATTTGTGTGTATCGGCAGATCCTAGTTTGCGTTTTCGTGCTTCACGTGATAATTGTTTATATCGTTTCATTAGAATGAAATCACCTTGAATGGCTCTAGCAACTTCTCTGCAACCTTTGATTGCCATACCCATGTAGAGCCAAACTCTGCTTTAACCATTTCTCCCCATTCACCACTGAGATACAAATGAAGCAATTCATTGAAGATTGGATTTGTTTCTTCGATATCATAGCCCATGAGCCGAAGATAGCGATGGAAGTGAGCACGATATGGATATGTGCTATCCCACACATATCCAGTTAGTTTCAGCATCTCGCCTTCATCCATGTACCCTGCATGTTGATCACCGCGTACATGTTCTAATTTGAGAATCTGTGATGCAATAAATGAATCATAATCTTCGTTGGCAACATCATACGGACAATGTACCGTGAGAGTGTCAGACCTGAACCGGATATAGACATTCTGCCCCTGCTCATTTACGGCCTCCCACTGCGAGGGGAAAGAGTCGCAGGTTTTCTTAAGATTGTGCAGTATCATACACGCATAATACTTCCTGCCAGCAAATCCATCAACCTCTGCACTGCGCTCTCATCCTTCGACAACAACAGTGAGTGTATCGGTTCTTCATTCGCGTTGACCAGTCGTACACCGGCTTGCTCTGCCCACTCTCGTTCCTCTGGGCTAAAACCATCCTGTAGCCACACAGCCGATTGCACATTATTTACATGCATACAATACTGTATAGCCTGTGGCTTCTTGCCCAAATCAGGATAGAGCCGTTCCGCTTCAGTCTCATCCTCTTCCAGTGTGAGTGGATACCAGATAGACCAAGCGTGTAATCCGGCCCGTACACACCAGGCACTAGCTAATTGTCCCCAGTGCGTCATCCAGATAGGTCTAACAGTTTTATCCTTATCAATAGCTTGCAGGATAGCGTTGGCCTGCGGAACTGGCCACGCTTCTTTGCCATAAATTGTTTCTTGTGGCAGACCAGCACTGGCAACCGAAAACACACCATCTACATCGAGGAAGAGATAAGTAATGTCCTGATTTGCTCGCACGCTACGTCTAATAGGTTGATCGTTCACGACGATGGTTTTGTAATGGATGCAGTTTATGTGCATTGGAAAATTTGGTACATCATCAGACAAATTATAAGTATTTCCGGCATAAGCGGCGCACGTGTCAGAACTGCTATGCCCAGGCTCAATCAATATCTGCAATCTGAGTAACCCATCATCTTCTAACTCTTCGGCATTGTCCTCGTCCTGCACGTCATCCACAAACTGATCAGTGCCAGCATTCTCACCAGTGCTCCACGTATTATCAGCAATCTGCTGCGTTTTCCACGGCAAGAAACCGCTAATCCAGTCACCAACAGCAGAGACAACATTCTTGATACCGCTAATAATATCGCCAAGGGCTCGCTCTTGTGGCATCTCTTCAAGAGCATGACGGAGCAAGGTCTCATACGTCTCTGCGATACTCTCAACCTGCTGAGAGGCCCATTGTTGCGATTTCTCAACCTCGGACTCGGTGACTTGCCAGGGCTTACGCATGCGAACCACGTGAGCGGTCTTTGATCGGGCACGTTGATAAGCTTGAGCTTTTGCGAGGAGATAGCCTTTGGCAAGTATATTGATAAGTTGCTGTCTGTCTTCGTCAGTAAATCTATAAGCAGCAATAATGGAGTCCTTGTTCAACTTTTAATCCTCCATCGTTGCTGCCTGCCTATGTCCGCGTTGTGCTACACGCTCAAAGACAGCATTAACACTCTTCGCCAAATCATCCTTGTTGGCAATGGCTGGCTCTGCCTCTTTGCCACGTGCGCGATTGAACACATTACGGACCTGATCAGGCGTTGTACACTCCACAAGTTCGTCACTTATCCATTTATGAATATCTGGAGATATGAGTGTGGTGGTAAAGCCTCTCTGTGTACGCCCAGCCTTCACATCATCTATTGCCCTGGTCCGCCAGCGTTTGTACTCCTGTGAGATCGCCCGTTCATCATTGCCACCACTTTGGGATGAGGCATCGGGCGTAGGATCGATTTGATGTGTTGCTCCCTCTGTTCTTGCAACCATTGTATTTTGCGTGGATCGCTCAAAATGCGCTCCATCTTCCTGGCTTGCCTTTTCCTCTTGCATCTGTTGCGTGAGTAATTGAAGGAGTTCGCTAATCGTGTAGCGCTTCTCTTCAAGTCCCTTTTGCTCGTTGGTAGCATCTTCTTCTTCCTCCTCATCTTCGTAATAGTCATACTCACTCTCATCTGCCAACATGGCACGAAGCATCTCTGACTGTGCTTTCTGTACAAGCTTTTCCAGTACGCTCGCCCTGGCTTGTGTCATGCCACGCTGGCCTTGCAACTTACCAATTGCCGATGTCAGATTCTCCACGAGGCTAGCGGCATCTTCTTCATTCTGATGAGAGTTGATAGCCTGCATTAAATCATGGAGATCTTGCGCGATATTCGCCGCTTCTTGCGACTCCTGAGTCGTCCACGTCTTTGATGGTTTGCGTCCTGACAGTGCATTGTAGAGTTGCGCTTTAGAACCGATCGTGTTCACCAGCGATTGCAATTGTTTGGCCGCAGCCTGTTGTGCTTTTGCCGATTTCATAGCAACGTGGGACTGGGTATTAGCTGATTTTGCAGCAGTCTTAGCAGCCTTAACCGCAGCGGTCTGCGCCTTCTGTTGTGCCTTCGCTGCCATCCTCTCAGCTTTTGCCTTGGCTGCTGCTGCTTGTTTCTGCAATCGTGCTTTCTGAGCCTGGGCCCTGGCTTTTGCCTCCGCTGCTCTCTTCTTCGCTGCCGCTTTTGCTTTCTCAGCCTTCAATTTAGCGGCTTGCTCTCGTCTTGCCGCTGCTTCCTTTTGCTTCTGCTCGCGTTCCGCCGCTTTCTCAGCGCGAATCTTTGCCATCTCCTGTTGCCGTTGTTCGCGTTCCTGTTGGCGCAATGCACGCATCTGTTGTACGGCCTGATGCAAGTTTGCCTGAGCTTGATGGAGCGCTGCTCTTGCCGCCGCCTTCTCCCCCGGCGCAGCATTGTGCAGGTTCTGCTGTGCCTGGTGAAGTGCGTCACGGGCTGATTGCAATTTGGTTTCAGCGGCTTGTAACTTTGGTTGAAGTTGTGCCGTTGCCTGCGAGGCTTGTTTGGCTGCTGGTGACGTATCGTGTTTAGCTCCATAGGCCGGGTGTGCAAAATCGCCATGTGTTTTCTGATCATGGTCATGACCACCGGGTTCATGGCGCGCAAAAAGAATGAGATCAGCAAAAGGATTGTAGCCATACTCATCAATACCATACACACGCTCTAGTTCACTAAATGGCTCATCCTGGTCCGATTTGAGGAGTTGTAAGATCTCATCCTCGTATGCCAGATCTTCTGGCGTTGGAAGTTCACTCTCTTCTTCGTCTAGCTCGTCGGCTTCATCACCACTATCTGCATCAGCATCTGCTGAAGTATCCATCTGACCAGCAGTAGCGCGGCTCAACTCTTCCTCGTCGCTCTGATCAGATTTGCTCTGGCTACTCTTCTTCTGTGGTGGTATCTCTTCTTCTTCGCTATCATCCTGTTGTGGCTTCTGTTGCTGCGTAGATTGTTGCGGTTGCTGTAAGCCTTGCAATTTCGCTTGCAGGGCAGCATTGCGCATTTTATCGGAGGCCATGTCATCAAGAAAGATGGGACCATCTTTTGTTACCAGGATACGACCAATGTACGGAGCATTAGGATCGTCTGGAAGTTTCAACAATTTGCCAGCGTTAGTCACGCCTAAAATGCCTGATGTTACTAGTTCACTGTATGCACCTGCTAACTCTGATACATCCTCCTCCTCTTCATATCCTCCAAAACTCGCCTCAAACATTTCACCATGTAAATCAGGGTCAAAGTCATTGTTCATACATTGCGTGAGGAAGCCCGCATACACCACTGCAAGCGGGTCAATAGTACGCCTGTATGTCACATTCTGCTGAGAGTCACCGCTACTCTTGTGGATATCCTCAGTAAATGCAACATCCTGCATACTTAGCCCATATGCCGCTACGCAGATGTTGATGAGGAACTTATCAAAGGTAGGATCAAGTTGGTACTGCTCAAATGCCTGATATTCCATGCCGGGTTGTGTAAAACGCATACGGACCTGCTGACTTTGATTGCCTGCAAGTAAAGCGTTCCACGCCTGTTCAAATGCATCGATCTGGTCAGGAGTCCACGTAGCATCGGCTGGCACCTTCATCATGCCTTGTGGAATATTGCCCTCTGTGAAATGGCTCAAGTCTTTCTTCTGCTTGCGCAATGCTTGATTAACAAGCATGATGATACGCTCGACTCTGGATTGTCCATAAGGATTGTCGGCGGCTGGTGACTCTTGGTAGTGGATCATCTCATCAGATCTGAACCACGCACCTGGCAGACCCCATGGGTACTGCTGATAGGCATAGGATGGTGGCTGTGGTATCTTTCCCCAATCGTCCAATAGTGGTTTCATCTGATCGCCCGAAATTATCTCTAATGCATATAGCCCACCACCACGCTTTTTACGCTTGTAAACATATAGCTCATCAATTTGGGTTTGTTCCCGGAGGGCAATGCGTATCCAACTATGCAGGTCATGCATTTTATCTGGAGAGTCAAACCAACTGCGGAAGTACGCTATTTCGGTTTGATAGTCCTTGTCGTTTGCACCTGCGGCCACGTATTCGGGTTTGAGTGATATTTTGAGTTGCATACGTGGGACGAGATCGAACCAAGCCCTCTCGCAGAGAGTCACGCCAGAATATAATTTCGCCAAATTACGTAATTGCTGAAAACTAGGTATGTCGGGATTTTGATTAGTACGATCAACGGGGAAGGTATTGTAGGCTGGAACGAATTTCCACTGGACGGGATAACCTAATGGATTTGCGGATGGTTGGGGTGCGAGCGGAATCCCAGGGCTAAATAGCGCACTTTGTCCGGTAGCAACGTTTTTAGCAGAACTCCCATAAAAAACCTGCCCTTGAGTAGACTGTAAAGCACCCGGTGGCACATAGAGCAATCCGCCTCCACCCGGTAACGTTATAGGGGTAGCTCGATTAAGGGCTATTTTCTTCTTGCGAATACGTCTACTCATGTCTGTTTCCTTGCAAATAAAAAGCCAGAGCGCAACACATCAGATGTGTGTGGCTCTGGCTGAGATTGCTCTTAGCACGGGCTCGTTCTAGCTATTGGAATAGCTAAGTTTTCAATACTATATCATACTGCATCCACGCTGTTTTTACTTGCTTTCTTGACTTACTCCCTATGCCTGAAGGGCAAGGGTTTTACGGGGCGGGTTCGATAACTCTCTTCCAGATCTCATCATCAGACATTCCCGGCAACTCTTCCACACGCAACCCAACCGGCGCGAAATAGCGATCATACTGTGATGTATTCGGCGTCACTCTGCACAGTTGCCCATCACGATAGCACAGCTCGAAATTATCCCATGCCACAAAGATCGTTTGGCTGGTAGCAGCATTGCGTACGGCTGTAGCAAGGATAGCGCATGCTTTGTCATCACTCATCTCGCACCTCCAGGCCACGCAGGTGCTGCGGTTCGCGTGCGGGCCAGTTCGACACGACGTTTCATGGCTGCTACGTGCTCATCTGGGCTCATCTCACCACCAAGCATTAATTCAGTCAATAACCAACATAGTGCATCTAAATGGTTAGGTGAGTCTTCACCCTGCTCCCATTGGCATTGTTCATCTTCTAGCACGGGGAAAAGTCCAACATGATGCACCATTCCCTTCTCATAGAGTGCTGCAACAGGCTCTGCCCTCGTGTATTTGCCGCGTTTCGCATGAACGCGCTTAAACGAGATCGATTTATCCACGGTGCGAATAGTCGTCTCAATCAACTCACCGCCCTGGTTGCCCTCGGCAATCATGCGATCCGCATGAAACTTATGATACTGGGCAACAGCTTCACTCGCCCACGTCATAGGTGAAGCCCTCAGTGAAGCATCTGCCAAGATATAAGCATGCCCATCTTTGCCAACGCCACCAACAATAATACCTGTCTCATCGCTATCTTCACCACTGGTAACGGCAGGATCAATAGCCACGCCTATTCGCACAAGATCAGGAGCCTTCGTTACACGATAGGCATCAATCATCATTTCACGATTCCAAAGGGCATTCTCATTGTCTTCAATGAGTAAACCTTCCAGTTCCTGACGCCCAAGACGAGTATTTTCGTAGCGTTTAATAATTTCGTTGAAAAAGGCCTCTGCTAGATTAGAACGATTGTCATAGGTTGTACTACGGCTTATCTTCGTAGTAGAAGAAGATGCCAATCGTTTGATTAATTTCGTCACACGAGGGGTAGTTGTCAGACATGCCTGTGGATTATTGCCAAGACGCAAGCCAAACGAGGCCATATCATATGCTTCCTCTGCATACTGCCACGCTCCGATCTCGTCTAGCCACATAGAGGAACACTGCGGACCTCTTAAAGATTCGGGCTCATCGGCACTAAACGTGATAGCCTGAGCACCATTATCCCAAACGAGACGACGTTTAGATCGCTGGTAGACGGGTTTATCCCAGGGTGGAGAAATAGCAAGAATACCAGACTCACCATCGATCATCACGTCCCGCACATCGGCTGCGGTACGTCCAATGAGGTGCAAGTATGGCGAGGTTTCCTTCTTCATCCGTATCCACTCAGCACCCGCCCTCGTTTTACCTGCACCGCGCCCTCCCATATTCAACCATGTGACCCACTTCCCTCGCGGTGGTAATTGATTATCTCTAGCCCATGCCTCCCAGAGATAACGTAGTTGGATAGCCTCTGCATCAGTCAGCGATTTAACGAACTCTGTCTTCTGCTCAATAGATAGTCGAGAAAATGTGCGGGCATCCTCAAAAGAAAGAAAATTATTCAGTTTTGTGTTCTTTGTCTGGCGCGGCATCTACTGACCTGATCATATTAGAAAGTTTAGCAAGAAGTTCTTCCTTGGCTCCATTAATATCAATTGAACCTGAATGCTCGATTTGTTGTTTTTCTTTGTACTCTGGAAGATTAGCTTTTGCATAAAGGGCAGCTAGCGAATCACTCCACTTGTGAACCATCAATCTCGTCTTGCGTGTAACAGGTTTACCTTTACTATCGAGAATAGGCTCATTCTGTTCATCAAGGATAGGTTCATACTCGTAGACAGCTTGTCCCATACTGACAACTGGCTCATCCCAACCAATGATGCCGCGTGCATAAATAGACTGGCGTGCTATATCCCGTGCTCGCTCTATTGCATCATCCCAATCTGTAGCAAATTCCTTATCCTCATTACGCCAGTTATAAGCTGTAGTTCTACCAATACCTGCCACCTCGCAAGCAAGTGAAACATTTGAATCCTTCAAAAGAGATTCAATAAATGTCTTTTGCACTTGCTTACGCTGTTTACTATTCATTGCGCGTAATTACCTGTTCACTTTGTTCAAATTTGCTCTCACGTTTCGGCATCATTCCCATCGCGCCCGGCATCTGCACACCATGCACCAACGC